TGTAGTACATAACTGTACCACTTGTATCATTGTCTCCTTGACGTTTATCTGCCATCGCATCTCTTGATATGAGATTGACTGCTGACGTTCCACCCCCTGTTATATGTAATCTTATCGTTTCAACCCAATCAGCAGGTATCTGCATGTACTCGTCTGAAGGGTCTTGTTGACCACTTGAACGTGCTTCCATCTTCCAATGACGTACATCTCTGTTGATTTGAGACTCTGCCAAGGTAATAAAGTCAGGTATGACTGACGTTAAATCGTCTCTGTTGAGGAAATCAGCTATCGATGCTTTTAGTTCTGTGTATGTCGTAAGTGCCATTTATCCTCCTAAGTGAAGTCTAATGTTCGTGGTGAAGGATACTGATATGTTTTTTTCTTGGTTGGATACCATCCACCTTGACCTCCTCGTTGTTTAAACCTTTCTTCGTAAGTTCCAAAACCACCTATGTCTGGACGCCGTGGCCAACCTTCGTATTCATCGTAATAACCACCGAAAGGGTCATCCATCCAAGTATGCGATTTGTCTCCTAGTCCAGCCATTTGTGGAAAACCTAGGTTTGTTTGTTGTGTATGAGGTAATGCCTCGAATATTGCCCCTTCAGGCACACTACCTGACATCATCTTTCTTATGAAATTTTGAAACTCTACATCTGAAACTGCACCTCTGATTTCTTCTATTCTCATCTGCATTGCAGGTGGTAGAGTGCTTATAAAGTGTTGTACATCACGAGGGTCTGTCATCATCGTGTTCCCTTCTAGTGGATAACTTTCAGCTTGTCCTGAAGTGTTATAGTTCATTGTTCTTGACTTATCCGATTGTGCGCCTTTTTGTGGAACTACAGACAATAAACCAAACTCTTTGTCCGACACCGAACCCTTGCCTGACTCTAAAAGTCCTGTCAACAAACCTTCTAATTTATTCAACATTCCCTTTTCTTTGTCTGATAATGGCATATTTATCTCTCCTGTTTAATTGCGTAGTATATCATCAGTTTAATAATCCACTTTGATTTTTTTCCTCTTGCATCCCTAATAACCCTGCTCCGATAGGTAATGGATACTTAGCATAGAGTGATTGTGGATGAATAAGTCCCCTTTCGTCAATGTCCTTCATTAACTGGAAAGGCGGTTTGACTTCCTTTAACAAACTCTCTCTCATTTCTGGAGTTATCTCAAGATAGAATACCTCTCTTTGAAAGTCTTCCATATACATCTTACCAACCTTACCTTTGTTTTGACCTGCATATTTCTTGAGGAACTTAGGTATCTTTTTATCGTACAGGTTCTTATACAGTTCCTCGAACCTAACTTTTTTATGGTAAGTAGTATCTCTGTGTCTGTTCCAAACATTGAGAATCATGTCTCCATTGGGAAATGCCACTTTTGTACTACCGTTTTCTATCGCCTTTGCTATAGCACGTTTAACCAGTAAGTGTACATCTCTGTCTTGGTCTTTAACTGGAGTAAATTCAGGTACTTGTTTATAAGGTGCATCGTTAAACCATTTCTCCAATACTAAATGTTCATCCTGTAACCATTTTTGGAGTTCCTCTAAATCTGCAATACCAAATCCTTTAAAATTCTCTGATTCAGGATTTCTTGGGTCAACTTTCCACATATCATTCCACTCTTTGTCGGGACGTACTTCATGTGCTTGAATTGTTCTAGAATATTCATTAGGGTCGAATCCCAGTTCTTTTACATCAGCGTGTGACATCCTATGTCCTGTTCTGTCACCTAGTTGAAACGCTTTCTGTAGGATTTTATTGTCTGCCGTCTTTAAGAACTCTTGTTGGTCTGCGTAACGTGTACCATAATCGACAGTCTCATAATAACCAGTTATCGTTAGTGGGTTTTTATCTTCAGGTAGTAGATTAAGTTCCATCATGGTATCAACATTACTCCATACTCCACCTTTTGCTGTAATGTACTCCTTCATGTGGTTTATATATGGGCCTAGAATCCTTGATAATGCACCTACTTCTTTTTGTCTTAATTTTTTTGCATCAGCCATAACCTCGTGTGCATCTTCACCGAATCCATACTCTCTGCCTGTTTGCATCCAATCGGATTGTATCTCCTCTACGAAATACACGTTGTCATCCTCAGTAAAAAGACCACTTTCTCTTCCACTTCTTAATTCACCAGCTGTGTAATCTGTTGTAGTCCCTTTTATACCTGTATACGTTCCTTCTTTTGCTTTAGGTATTGTTATGTCAGGTTGTACCACCGTGCCACTTCTAATGGTTTTCCTGAAATGTCCTATCGTGTTAGGGTATTCATCTCCATAGTGTCCTTCTTCGTATGGAACACCTCTTCTTATAGCGTCAGGCATTGTTTCTAATCGCACCAACTCTTCGCTGTAGGTGTCCATATTAGCGTTTGGTTGTAACCAATTTGTACTTGTGAATTTGGCTTCACCCATATACACATCATCAACAAGTCCTTCGTCTACAACATACTCTCTGAGTTGCACTTGTGCTTCATTGAGATAGTGGTGACCTCTTGTTCTCAGTACATAATCACCCTTATCATCCACTACCCCCCATCCTACACCATCATTTCCTCTAAATGTGTAGTGTCCAACTTTATCATTTCCTACTTTAATTTCAAAGTAAGGGTCATTCATATATTCTTTTGTTGCCATATCTTCGATTGCTTCAATAACTTCACTATATTGTTCAGACGTTAAACTATCTTCTGCTATGCCGTGCATCACTTTATAATCCCATTCATCTCCCCAACCCTTTCCTGATAAAGCATTATTAAAGTTTGTTTCCAACACATGTAACTCATTCTGTGCCTTTAATATTTCTGCCTTAATATCACTCTCTGCTTGAGGATGAGGATGGAGATTATTTCTCAAGTATTCCTCTCGACTTCTTATTGCTTCTCTCAGTCTGTCCATCCTCATTACCGTTGTTTCAGGATATTTGTCGGGATAGAGTTTGTGCAATTCTTCAAACGTTTGCAGACTTGTAAACATATCACCTGTCTTTTCTGTTTGAAAGGCGCCATGTTCATCGAAGGTTAATTCAAGTTCACCGTTAATTTCGTCCCACAATTCATCATATCTCATGCTGTGATGTTCGTTCTCCATGATTTTCCATTTGTTTTCAGTACCATCAGCGCCGTACCATTTCTCTGTTTCCCATTCAACACCTTGAGTTTCATAAGGCAATGCTTCACCATCTGTTATTCGTTGTAATTGGTCGACATTTACTCCTCTAAACGACTTTTCTCTAACGTAATAATCAACAGGGTCAGGTGCATCGAGACTCTTCAACTGTTTATCTAAACCGCCAAGCACTAAAGAGTCAGATGTCATAGTAATTCTGTTCTGTTCGATATAGTCCAACAGTCCTTGTTTGGTTATCATCTCTCCTTCAGGTAATCCATCCAACATATCCAACAGTCCCAAATCCTTCATTTCTGATGGAGACACACCACGTTTTTTAAGAAAACCTTCTACCTGTGATGCAGGCATTTGGTTTTGTGGCATAGCGAGAATCTGTTGTTCTGACTTCAAATAGAAACCTGCATCATCCACCTGTGCAGATGGAATACCTGTCTCTTCCACTCGTCCAGTTAAACCACTTATCTTTGGTTTTTCGGGAACTGCGAACGCACGATAGTCCGTAATTAAACCTGTCTTGTCACTCAATAGACCACCCATACGGTCAGGATGAAAGGTATCCAATATCTCTTCTTTGATTGCAGGGTTGTTCTTCATTGCTCTTAGACCCTGTATCAGTCCTAATGGTATGAACGCTAGTCCAAGTTCTTCTGTCATATTGCCTACTCTGGCAAGTAATCTCTCTTCTGCACCTGCTTCTTCAGGCACACCTGCTGACATGTACTCGAACAATAAATTATTGAACCTAGTGTCTTGTATGAAGTTGGAGAGGTTCGGTTTTGTAGGGTCAAGAGTTGAACCTGCACCTGAAACAGCAACAGCTTCACTCATCAGACCTTTGGAGAGTACACCTCTTATACCTGCATAACCACCTAGAAGTTGTCCGAGGATTCTACCGACACTATCTTCTTCAAGGGACTTCATGCCCAATTTCTTACGTTCTTCTTCATCGAATACAGGAGGCACGACTTGAACTGACTTTCTGTCTATGAAGTCACCTTCTACACCTAATAGGTTACCTCCTCTGTTGATGATGTCTGTTCCTAGGTCGATGACTCCTTGTGGTAGGTCGTGGTACAACCCTTCGCCCAATTCTCTAGTGAAATCCCTTCCATGTTCTTTGATTTTTCTAGTTGCCGAACCATACGGAGTGTTTGAAAGGATAGGTAAGATAGCATCCTTGACACCTTCAAACATATCCATCAGACCGAGAGAATTAGGTCTTTTCTTCTCATCAGGTAACATGTTGAACAGACTAATCATACAATTCCTTTCAGTTTACGTCTTATTGGTTTATCCCAGTTAGAGTCTACCAGACTGTATCCAACTGCGAGATAGCGAAATGCATCAGCACCATGAGATGCCCAGTTGTGGTTGGGTTTCATTCTCCATACCTTACCGTTGTCATCCCAATCTCTTGAGTAGTTTAACAGGCAATCGATACCTTTCTCTGTCTTTTTCTCATCGAACCAACACTTGTCCAACAATGTCCTGACCTGTTGGATACCATCATCGACCAGAAGGTCAGGTGCAATATCTATCTCCCTGATACCTAAATCCTCTAGTATCTCGATACGACTCTTACCACTGCCCAATTCTCTAACCCTTACGTCATGTGGAAAGATGTGTTGGTCATAGACGTAGCCTTTGTCCTGTAAGACCTTCACATAGTGTTCAAGGCCAACTCCTGACGTTTCATAGTAGTCAATCAGATGAACTTCTGTCCCAATGAATTGGGCAAACCATATCGCCGAGCTGTCTCCTATTCCTAAGTCCCATGCTGTTACTACACCTTTCGACCTATCGTATGCAACTTCACATATCCTCTTCTCGTCTTGGATTCGTCTCATCTCTAATCCGTAATAACTCCCCTCTGTAAAAATTAAGAAGTCTCCGAGCCAGATGTGGCTGTAAGTCTCTTCTCTTTTTGTCTTGTCTTCTAGTCTTGTCTGTTCAAGTACATCAGGAAACCAAGGGTTGTCTGTGTAGTTCAGTTGAACAATCTTAGAATTAGATGGAGGGTCTAATCTGAATCTCTCATGGGTTGCTGAGTATTTACTCTCTGGATTCCAAGTAAGCCAAAGTTCTGAATCAACCTCTCGAATGGTTGGAATCAACACGTCATAAGCACGTCCACTTAATGCTTCGGCTTCATCTACCCATGCGACTAGGATTCGTGCCTTTGATTTGATAGAGTCCAATGAACGTCTCAGACCTGAGAAGGTGTAGTGGATATTACCATCCTTGGAACGTATGTACTTCTCGCCTAATTCGTAGTAATCATCTAACCAAGGTACAGACTGAATCGCTATCTTAATCTCTTCAAGTGATGACTCACCCAAGCTGTTCATAAATTCTCTAGCACACAATATTTGGCCCTTAACACCGCTTCGACCAAGTTGGTAACCTTTTACGGCGGTCATCAATGCAAAGCTTCTGGTTTTCCCAGAGCCTCTGCCGCCGAAAGCGGCTCTGTAGCGTGCCTTTCCAGAGAATATAGGAACAAGCTTTGGAGGTAGTTCTATCTTAGCTTTTTCCTTCTTCATCTACCTCTCCCCATGTTCCATCCTCTCTGACCTTGGCCTTCTTTGTTCCTCCCCAATACTCTACAGCATGACCTTCTATAACAAGAATCTCACAAACATCTTCATCTAATTCTGTATAGGGTATGCCAAGTATCCTTCCATACTTTCCTTTACCTAATGATTTAATTTTGAAAGAACCAACACATAACTCTGTAAGTCTCTTCTTAGCTTTCAGACCTAATGCTTTCTCTTCTAGATTTCTTGTTCTTGATTCAGGAGTGTCAATACCTGCAAGTCTGACTCTTTGTTTGTGTAATTTAACAGAGAACCCTAAGTCAAGTGTTACATCGATTGTATCACCATCTATTACTCTCTCAATAGTAGCTTTGTATACGAATGGTGTAACCTTACTCATTTCTTACCCCAAACACTAGCAGTTAAAATAGACAGGAATGTCAGGTGAAACAATCCTCCTCCCATTAACGTGAAAGGGTTGTGTTGTCCTGTTAACTTCTTCATCAGTTCCATCTGTACAAGTACCTCTGGTGTGCTATTGATTATCTCGATGAATGCTGAAATGTCGGGGCGATTGAGCCCATACCATACTGGAACAAATAAGAAATCGTAAAAACATATCAGCAGGTAGAGACTGAGTGCTGTCCATCTCCATCTCATCATACTGCGTTCTAACTCTGTCATCTAAATACATGGTGGTTCACACATAAGACTATCGACACCAATAAACATTACGATAATCGCTAGAATAACTCCGAGTGCTATAAGTATTTTTAATTGATTACTCATTCCTTCGCTACTAATTCAATTACAGTTGGTTTCATCGTTCCATCAGTCGAACTGTGGTCAATCTGTGTCTTGTCTCCGTATTTGTTTGGTAGAAGTTTGGACGCTACCCATTTTCTTGCATCAACTCTTAATCGTGCAACCTGATAATCTTGGTTCGTTGCATTGTCTGCGATGTCCAGAATTATGTCAGCCTCTCTCTCGCTCTGAACACTCTTCGCCCGTGCGTATCTATCGGATAAACCTTCTTTATTGTAAAGCCAACGATACCACGTAT